CTATTCAAAGTTCAACAGCCTGGACTGACCTGTCCTTGATCAACAAGAATACGATATGAAAAAAATCTCGGAAGATAGACTTACGCAGGAGTGTTATTTTGGATACGAAAATTGAAGTTAATTCTAAAAACTTAATTAAACGGTGGCAGACAATTTTATTACGGTGGTTAATCGTTACAACAACGAATGCCACGAAGAGGCTCTTAAGCTTCTTATGAACGACAAGCGCATTTCAAATATTGGAAAAAACAAGTATGGTGTTCACCTCAACAAAAGCGACAAGCACGTTGATTTTGTTTGGTCGAGCAAAGGCGCTAAGGTTATGCGGAGTTGCGATATTAAATTCGGCAAAAATCATATTAGGTTTCAGAAAGGAACGCTAATAGCGCCTTTTGACATTTTCACATTGGCTAAGTGTAATGGAAATGTATTGCTTTCAGTACAAACATTGCTCAATAGGTTTATTAAAAAGAAACCTCCTTATGTTCGAGTTGGCTATGATTATTACAAGGTAATTCAGTCAAAAGATAGGCAAGGAATAATACGCCGGGATATTGCAAAGTGGCAACGTCAAGCGCTAAAAGATGACTACGGAGGTGATCATATTCTTGATTTAATTCCAAAATACGACTCATTTGGTTTATTCCCCAACAACATAGATTGGAAAGAAAGTGTTGGTGGGCAATACAATCAGTACAAGCCTTTTTCTTGGAAGCATTATGACGGAGAAGTCAAGGAAGAAGAAATAAAATGGTCTCTGCACCTGATAAAGCATATTTGGAGGGATCAATGGGAGTTAGGCTTGGTTTATATGCAAGTTCTTTATTTGTACCCAAAGCAGATTTTGCCGATTCTTGCATTAGTTAGTTCAGAGAGAGAAACCGGGAAGAGTACTTTTGGTGATTGGCTGAATATAATTTTTGGAGATAATGCTTGTGTGATTAATCCGAGCAACATTAGTTCAGATTTTAATTCAAGCTACTCTACAAAAAACATCATTATCATTGAAGAGACAAAATTTGATAAGTCGAGCGATTTAGAGAAAATCAAGTCTATTGCAACGCAAAAGAAGATTACTGTAAATGCGAAGTTTATGCCTGAATACCAAATACCGTTTTATGGAAAAGTAGTTATGATGTCAAACCACGAAGACAGGTTTGTTCGTATTGACGAAGAAGAAAACAGGTATTGGGTTTTGAAAGTTCCAAAGATAGAAGGAAAGGCAAATCACAATATCTTAGAAGATCTTACAAATGAAGTGCCTAAGTTTTTAAAGTTTCTTAAGGATTTACCTGAACCTGATTTTACAAAATCTCGTATGGTTTTCACGCAGAAAGAAATTTCAACTCAAATACTTGACCAAACAAAGATCAACAGCAGATCTGGAGTACACAAGGATATCCTGATTTACCTTGAGAAAGAAATGATGGAAAACCAAAGCCTTGAGTTTATTGAGTTCAGGCACGAAGGTTTACACGATAAATATTTTGGTCGCAATAGTAGAATTTCTGTCTCATACGTTCAAGATGTTATAAAAAATGAAATGCACTTAACTCTTGAACACAGAACTTCAGATGTTTCGGATATACTTCTTGGCGTTAACAGTAAAAAATCACAGGTAAGATGTTACAAAATACCGAATAAGCACTACGACCCTAATTCAAAAACAAACACATCAGGTCATTGGCTTGATGGTGATAATGACAACGACACACCCTTTTAAAAAATCAAACAAATGTTATACCTAAGTAAAATTGAGAAAAAGAATTACAATCAATTCAAAAAAAACAAAGGCGATTTTTCAATTAAGTTCAGGATGAACGCCTGGATTAACCACCTAAATAATGAATTTATTTTCAAGGATGTATTTTCAGAATACATTGATGAAGATGGATACAAAAAAATGGAGTTAAACAATCACGTTGCCTACAAATTGGAAGTTGATGATCAGGCTTGGTCAGGATTTCAGAAAAATTGTGAGTCCGTTGGAATTTCAGCAAACTTAGCATTGAACAAATTAGTTGAGAAGTTCAACAACGAAGGATCTTTGTTTGAAGTAAAAGTATTGGTATGATCTTTAGCTGCTGCAAAAAGAAATTCGACCCGCAGATCATAGTTCCTGAACAAGTCAGAATGATTGTTCATTTAATCAATAAGCAAAGGCGAGAAAACAACTTGCCTTTGCTTAAATATTCGCGATGGCTTATCACTACTGCGCAGATCAGGGCGCAGGAACTTCCTGAAATATGGGATAACCAACCACCTAAAGACCACAGAGGATTTGACAGGCACAACCAACGACTTAGAAAGATTGGTTTCAAGTGGTGTAAGGAAAATCTTGGTTGGGGTTACACATCACAAGAGAAATTGTTTCTTGCCTGGAACAACAGTATTCCGCACAGGAAAAATATGATGAATGAACAATGGCGGTATGTTGGTTTCGCAAAAACAATAGGAAGAAAAAACAACTACTCTGTAATAGTCTTTGGAAAATAACCCTTAAACCCTAAGAGAATGAGTTATATTATAGAAGAAAAAATTAAAACATTAGAAGATAAAAATTACTGTTGCCCTTTTTGTTCTCACGGAGAAACAATCGATATTATAGTAAGAACGAATGTAAGCCCCCAAGCGTGGTATTATAATGAAACACAACACGTTTTACGATGCCCCTTTTGCAGATTTGAAAAACCGTTTGGGGTAATAAATATTAATAGGGAATCAGCAACGTTAATGGCGAATGAGTTATTTAAAAAATTAATTAAATTCACAAAAGACAAGGTTAATTTTATTACTTGTTAACCCCTAAACCCTAAGAGAAATGGAAATTAAATATACAAAATGCCCAACCCCAACTAAAAAACCGTGTTTGATGGAAAACGAGTTTGGCGAAATTTTTTTAGTGACAAACGGATTAAATGAAGAAATTTATGTCACACGAATCAATTGTGATGCGAAAGATGTCCAAACGTGGGAAGGCGATTTGACATTTTATAATGCATTGCCGAAGGGAACTAAGGTTGAATTGATAAATTAACCCTTAAACCTTATTGAGTTGCCTAAAAGCTAAACCCTAAAAAAAACAAAAAAATTTTTCCTATATTTGAATATGGCGGAAAGTAAGAGGTTTGTGGGATTGTATTTAAGTGATTCTACAAGAAAACGGTTTAAAATGGCTTGCATTGCTCACGATGTCAACCAGGGAGATGTAATGGAGCTGCTAATTGAGAAGTGGCTCTCAAAGCCGCACATTGAAAGCGAAATTAAAGAACTGATAAATGGCAAAGAGAAAAACAGAGTTTGAAAGAATGTTGGAGGATGTTCATCAAAAGCACTCTAAGCGAATGAACGCTTTATTGGCTACAATGGATGATGAGGATTTTGCAGTGAACTACTTTAAGCTACTGGAGTACGCATCGCCTAAACTTCAGAGATCAGAACTTGTCGGTGAGGCAAGAGAGCAAAAATTAGTGATTGAACACGTCGAAGGCACGAAGCCTGAAACGTTTGATATGGTTGTAAGCAAGGAGCAGATGAGTTGAATGTTCTCATAATTGTTTGGTTGGTTAATAGTTATCTGCCCTTGCTTTTTTTTGTATGAAAATAAAGGTTTCCCGGACGTTTGATTCGATATACAAGGCTTACATAAGCGGATTGTATAGGCTTATTGTGGCTTACGGATCTTCAAGATCAGGAAAATCATACAGCATAATGCAATTGTTCTGTATGATCTTGATGCAAAAAACCAACTACAAGATTACAGTATGGAGGGGAACAAGAGTTGATGCAGTAGGCACAATACTTGAAGACTTTAAAGCAGTAGTGCAAAGCGACCCTGAAATCGATGCTCAATTTGTCTTCAACAAAAAAGACGCGACTTTCAAGTGTAAGAAAACACAAAGCGTTATTCATTTTATGGGAACTGACAACATCAGCAAGGTGTTGGGTATGCGCCAGGACATCAGTTTCTTTAACGAGATCTCCCACTTTAGCGAGGAAGTTTATCTTCAGATTGTGCAACGTACAATGGACGTTGTATTTTCAGACTACAACCCAAGCCGAGATTTTTTCATCTCAAAATATCAAAACCACGATAACAGCATATTTCTAAGATCAACCTACAAAGACAATATTGAGTTTTTGTCCGAGGGGATTGTCAACCAGCTTGAAAGTTACAACCCATACGAGGACGGAAGCACATACGTTGAAGACGGTGTATTAATGCACAATGGCGAGCCAGTAAGCAATGAAAACCAACCACCACCAAACAAAAAGAACATTGAAAACGGAACTGCTGACAAATATATGTACGAGGTGTACTGTCTCGGTATCAAGTCAGAGAAGCCGAACAGGGTCTACCGTGGTTGGGATAAGTGTACTGAAGAAGAGTTTTATGACTTGCCTTACGAAAGCTACTTTGGTTTAGACTTTGGAATATCAGCGCCAACGGCATTGATTGAGATTAAATTTGACGGAGACAGAACTTTCTATCTTCACGAAAGACTTTATATGCCGAGTTCACAACTCGGTATGCCTCTTTACGAATACCTAAAAAGCTTCTTGTCTCCACCACTAACTTCAAAAGACATTTTGATTTGCGATAACGCAAAAAAAGAAATGATTGATGATTTGGTTTCAGGAGGATTGAGAGCCGTCAAAGCTTTAAAAGGTCCAGGATCTAAATACAAGCGAATATCTCAAGCGCAAAGCATAAACATTGTCTACACAAATACGAGCTTCAATCTCGAAGAAGAGTATTTCAACTACTCATACAAGCTTGACAGGTACGGAATAGTAACAGATGAAATAGATCCTGCAAACCCAGATCACGCAATGGATGCTTTTGGTTATGGCGTAAGTTGGTTGATTTCATATTTGCGAATTGTTTTTGCTTAAAAATGAGTTATTTGTATTATGAGAAAGTTTTAGTTAGATTTGTTGTAATTGTTAATTGGAAAAAATGGCATTTAATTTGAGTTTACCAAGATGGTTATTTCCAACGTGGGCAAGGGACGCCAACGGGAATACCTTTGCCGACATCAGCGAATATGATGATTGGACAAAAGAAGGAACAAACCTCTGGCTCTCTCAAAACCACCCGATTTTATCTCCTGCACTTCTTTTTGTTTCGAAATTATTTAGTCAAGGTTGCATCAAACTTGTGAGAAATAACGGAAAAGAAGTTGAAGATCATCCGATTCTTGATCTTCTAATGAACCCGAACCCCTATCAAACAACTTCAGATCTTCTTGAAAGTTTATTGTTTACCGGTATAGCGAATGGTGTTGGTGTTATCTACAAAAAATCAAACATTCTAAGATCAGAGCCAAATGCTCTGTACGTTCTCGATTACGCTAAAATTGAATTTCCTGACAAGATTAAAAAATCAGGAAACCTTATAAACGCATCACAGTCTGAAAGTTATATGGAAACTGAAGTCTTGTACGACAGAGGTGGTGAGGAGTTGAAGATCAAGCTAAAAGACCTGATGTTTTTTTACGATATGCCGAATATGACAAACAGAAATCCGTTTAAAGTATCAAGCAGGATTGATGGTCTAAGGCAAACTTTGATAAACACAAAGGACAGTTTGATCGCAAAAAACATTATCTTAAAGTCAAACGGCAAGGAGATCATTTCAGGCGTAAAGGATGGAATGCCAATTAACCCTGATGAAAAGAGGGAAATTGAAGATATGTACAACCACAAATACGGACTTTCATTTAGCAGAAAGCGAGGTATTGTGGTTTCATCGCAGTTAACGCATAAATCGCTTCATATTGCGTTGCGCGATCTTGGCTTGGACGAGTCAATAAAAGTTGATGGGAATATCATCTATACAGCATTACATATTCCTAAAGATATTTTGAGCCTTGAAGCCAAAAAGACCACGTACAACAACTTTAAAGAGTCGATGGTTTCATACGTTCAGAACGAAATGCAATCGACATTGGACGCTCATTTAGCCGTGCTAAACAAGTGTCTTGTCCCAAAAAATGTTAAATTAGTTGGCGATTATGAGCATTTGCCAATAATGCAATTCATTCTGATAGAGCGATATAAAGGAGTGAATGAAAGGGCAATTGCCCTTCAAAACCTAAGAAAAGCGGGGCTTCCCGACGAAGTTGCACTTAAGATGGTTGGTATGGATACAGCAATTCAGCTTGAGGAACTTACAGCGCCAGGCGCAACAGAACCTGACGGAGAAGAACAAATGAACGAGCAAAAAGTAAGAGATTTGATCGATGAAGTATTATGAGTGAAGTTAAAAAATTACAAGAGTTGCTAAAAAACCCTGATTTAGATGAAGGAGTAAAATCAAGTATTAAAGTCAGGTTGAAACAGTTGCAAAGCAATGATCCTGTAGAAAAATAAAAACGATGAAATTAGATCTCCCCAAATTTGAAACGGAAAAGCAAATGTTGGACTACATAGTAGCCAACGAGCAGACAATCATTGCTCAATCAAAAATGCAAATAAAAGAGGCTGACGGACTTGGAATGCCACCAACGCTATTATTTGGTTTTGGCGATAAACCAACGTCAAAAGAAGAAGGCGAGATCAATCTTGCTGAAAAAGACAGCATAAAAGCCAAACTTGCGATCAACACTACAAATGTCATTGACAGTCATCAAGATCTTCACGTTTCAGGATTGTGGGATAAGTCATTGAAAGAAAACAAGCGCATCCTCCATCTTCAGGAGCATAGCCGTAAATTTAAGGATGTCATATCAAAAGGCAATGACCTTAAAGCCTACACGGAAGAGAAATCTTGGAAAGATCTCGGTTTTGATATGGATGGCAAAACAGAGGTTCTTACGTTTGATTCAACAATCCGCAAAAGCGTAAACACCTATATGTTTGATCAGTATGCAAAAGGAATGGTCGAGGAGCATAGCGTTGGTATGATGTACGTCAAGATTGTAACTTGCATCAATGACGAAGAGTACCCCGTTCAAAAAGAAAATTGGGATAAATATTTTCCCTTGGCTGCGAACAAAGATTCATTTACAGGGAAAGTTTTCTGGGCTGTACTTGAGGCGAAAGCAATTGAAGGTTCTGCCGTTCTGCTCGGCAGCAATTCATTTACACCGACTCAAGAAATTAAAGCTTTGGAATTTGAAGAGCCAAGGCAAACAAAAGAAGAGATTGAAAAACAAGCCTTAATTGATTGGCTGAAAAAATAGTGAAGCCGGGAACACCACTTCACTTAACAAGCAAAGCCGCACCGATGCACTTTGCCGAAACATAAGTTTAATTTTAAAAAATCCAAAAATGGAAAAAGCTGAGATTCAAGCTATGCTTGATAAAAAGTTTGAGGATCTTCAAACTGAACTTCAGGAAGCACAGGCAAAAGGTGCAACTAAGGAAGAAATTCAGAGCCTCCACGAAGAAATTGAAAAGAGCGGTAACGCACTTGAAGCCTTTATTGCGCAGCAAAAAGAGGAAAAAGTCAAGCCGTTCGTAAAGCAATTTTCGGAGTTCTTGTCTGAAAAGAAAGAAGATCTCGAGCGGATCAAAAA